GACTTAGCTAGGAACCTAGGAATAACCTAGGCTTCTCCCGGCCTCCAACCCCAACCTACCACACGAAACCAACCCTGTCAACCCCCGAAACACGCTTGACACTCCCCGGTTTTTCCGGGTAAGGTCCGGCCTTCCCCGCCAGAGAGGCACCATTATGAACATCTTCTTTCTTGACAGAGATCCGAATACCTGTGCCAGATACCATGTTGACAAGCATGCATCCAAGATGGTACTGGAGACTGCACAGCTTCTCTCCACGGCACATCACCTTTGTGATTCCCCGTTTGTCTTCTCGGTCTACCGGATGACACACCGGAATCATCCGAGTGCCATCTGGGCCCGGGAGTCCAAGGCACATTACGAATGGTTATATGGTCTATTCATGGAACTCAACAGGGAGTTCAAGCATAGGTATGGGAGGGATCACCTGTCATATACCAAGCTTGACCAGTATCTCTCCCATGTACCACCGGGTATTCAAGAGGACTCATGGCTCAGGGATCCACCCCAGTGCATGCCATCTGAATACCATGATGAAGACACGGTTAAGGCCTATCGTTCCTATTACATCCATGGTAAGAAGCATCTGCATGCCTATACCAACAGAGAATATCCGGATTGGATCATGGACGCTTAGCTCAGCCGGATAGAGCAACAGCCTTCTAAGCTGTGGGTCAGTGGTTCGAGTCCACTAGCGTCCACCACACCTTGCACAACAAAGGAGTACTTAAGATGAGTAATCAAGAAGAAGGACTAAAAGTTCTGATTGACTTTGATACATGTGATCGTGTTCTTGTTGAGAATATCAAGCATACTCTTGAGATTGATGCTAAGAACAAGTCATTCAGGGTTGATCCCGAGACACATGATGCCATGCTCAGAGTTCTGGAGTGGTACGCATCCCCCACAGAATTCAACACATTCAAGAATAATCTTCTGCATACATACAGAGAATACCATGACATCGAGATTAACCATGAACAGCGATTCTTTGAGTAGTCCCGGATATGTCTCAACTTAATGAAGTCACACACTCGAAGTTCATCAGACACTCACCATGTGAATCATGTGGAAGCAGTGATGCCAATGCAATCTATGAAGATCAGTTATCAAACGGGGATGTGTCCATCAGGACCTTCTGTTTCTCCTGTGAGAAGATAACATTCCCTGACCAAGAGAGGCACTCCAGTATGAACAACTACGTAGCACCTGTGTCTAAAGGGCGTACCGATACAAGCGCCTATCAGTTCTCTGATATTTCAGATCGTAAGATTAATCGACAAACAGCAGAAATGTTTGGAGTCCGGGTATCCAAGGATACCAATGGTAGTATTATTTCCCATGTCTATCCCTTCTATGAAAAGACAGGGCAGAAGATTGTTGCATACAAGAAGCGTGTCTGCTCTGACAAGAGCTTCTCTGTCATCAGCCCGGAGAAAGAGGTCCATCATGGTTTTGATCAAGCCACCCTCTTTGGTCAGCAGCTATTCAATGGCACCGGGAAATACATTACCATAACCGAAGGTGAACTGGATGCCATGGCTACGTACCAGATGCTTGGTTCAAAGTGGCCTGTCGTTTCTCTACGTTCCGGGGCTCAGGGTGCTGAAAAAGACATCAGAAAAAATCTGGAGTTCTTTAACTCTTATGACAAGGTAGTTCTCTGCCTTGACAATGATGAACCCGGAAAGAAGGCAGCCCAGAAGCTATCCGAAATCTTCGAGATCGGTAAGTGTCTGATCATGCCGATGACTCGTAAGGACCCCTGTGAATATCTACAGGCCGGGGATAGCGCCTCGTTCACCCGAGAGTGGTGGAGGGCAAAGCCTCTGTCCCCTGATGGTATTGTCTCAGGCGAGGATGTCTGGGACCTTGTCTCGACTGAACTTGAGAACAACTCGATCTCCTACCCATGGGAAGACCTGAACAAGGTAACCTACGGCATTCGATGTGGTGAGCTTGTAACTATTACGGCAGGCTCTGGTATCGGCAAGAGCGCCATCATGAGGGAGATCATCTATCACATTCTGAAAAACACAGAGGAAAATGTAGGGGCTCTCTTTATGGAGGAAAGCATCCGACGTACAGCACAGGGCCTGATGTCCATTGATGCGAACAAGCAGTTCCATCTGCCAACAACCGTGTACACTCAGGAAGAACTTAAGACAGCCTTCAAGAACACGGTCGGATGTGGCCGAGTCTATCTCTATGATCACTTTGGTTCATCTGAGATTGACAACATCATCTCCCGAATCAGGTACATGGCAAAAGGTCTGGAGTGCAAGTACGTATTCCTTGATCACATCTCGATCATTGTCTCCTCTCAGGAGAACGGGGATGAACGCAAGGCCCTTGATGAGATCATGACCAAGTTACGCATGCTGGTACAAGAGACCCACATCAGTCTCTTCGTTGTCTCCCACCTGAAGCGTCCACAGAATGGAGGAGGCCATGAGATCGGTGGTGTAACAACCCTGTCTCAGCTTAGAGGCTCCGCAGGTATTGCCCAGCTATCTGACATCGTTCTAGGTCTGGAACGAAACTCACAGGATGATGACCCCGTTGTCCGGAACACCACCATCGTGCGTGTCCTGAAGAACAGGTTTTCCGGGGAGACTGGGCCTACATCCCGCCTTGTCTGGAGCAAGGAAACCGGGCGGCTCAATGAAACATTTGAAGATCTTGAAGCAAACATCGAGGAGGCTTTCTAATGACCAAGGCTATCATCACCGGAATCAGTGGACAGGATGGATATTATCTAGCTGATCTACTATTAAACAAGGGATATGAAGTTATCGGTATTTCCCGTAGACCTACGTACAAGGTAAACCAGTATAATAACAATGATCTTTATTTCAAATACTATCCATGTTATCAGGAAATCAATGGGGATATCTGTGATTCATCTTTTATGATGCAGGTTATCTCCAGTCATAAGCCTGATGAATTCTATAATCTGGCAGCCCAGACACATGTAGGATATTCCTTCAGCAATCCGGATATCACCTTTGATACAAATGCCATGGCTGTGCTGAATATTCTGGAAGCCATCCGTCTTACATCAAAGCACACCAGATTTTATCAGGCATCAACATCAGAGATGTATGGGACAATTCACTCAGAGAGTGCTGATGAAACGACACCACTGAACCCTTATTCACCTTATGGCGTAGCAAAAACAGCAGCACATCACATGGTATCAGTCTATCGTGAATCCTATGATGTATGGGCATGTTCCGGGATTCTCTTCAATCATGAGAGTGAACGTCGAGGTAAGGACTTTGTAACAAGAAAGGTAACTTCATGGGTGGCTGATTATAAAAAGTTTATTCATAACGCCGATCACAAACTCCATCTTGGAAATATTTCATCAGTCAGAGACTGGGGCTATGCACCAGATTATGTCAGGGGTATGTGGAAAATGCTCCAGCATTCATATCCGGATGACTATGTTCTTGCCACTGGAGAAACACGGTCAATCAGGGATTTGCTCGATACGGCTTTCGGTTATATCGGTATTGACAACTGGTCCAATCTTGTAGTACATAACACCCCTGCCGATATCAGACCTAATGATGTGACACGCCTATGCGGAAATCCGGCAAAGGCCATGACCGTACTTGGTTGGAAGCCGGAAGTTTCTTTCAATGAAATGATCGGAAGGATGATTGATTATGACATCGAGGTATCTTCTTGACATTGAGACTGACGATCTTAATGCCACAAAGATTTACTGCATAATCCTGAGAAAGATTAATGGACTTCCTTCAAACAAAAAGTTATCATTTGAAGAACATGAGATATATACATATGCAGGAGGTCTTGGTTATCCGTCTCTGAATGAGTTCAGAAAAAAATTCATCAAGGATCATGATGTTATTTTTATTGGACACAATCTGATTTCATTTGATATTCCTGTTATCAACAAGCTTCTCAATATGGATATCAAACTGAATCAAATTGAGGACACCCTGCTTCTATCTCAGCTTGATGACCCCCGTAAAAATGGAGGACACTCTCTGAAAAATTGGGGGCAGATCCTGAATTTTCCAAAGATTGAGTTTACTGATTTTAAATCAGGTCTGACTCAGGAAATGCTGACGTATTGTATGCAGGATGTTGATCTCAATGGCAAAGTATGGATGGCCCTCGTTAATAAAGAAATTCCCGAAAACTTTATTAAGACTGAGAAGAAAGTTCGATACATAATTCATAAACAGGAAGAACATGGTTTCTGTCTTGATATGCCAAAGGTCATGGAGTTCTCCTCTTTTCTTTCTGACAATATCAATAAGATTGAACAGGAGCTACAGGAAATCTTTGAGCCTACAACAATTCATCTAAAGACCAAGACAAAGATTATCCCTTTTAATCCCGGATCCCGACATCAGATTGCGGATCGACTAATCAAACAATTTGGATGGAAACCAGATAAGTTTACAGAAACAGGGAAACCAATGGTTGATGAGAAAATTCTTCAGGACATCAACACATATGAATCCTTGAAGCTTGTTGATTACCTGACGCTTCAAAAGAGGAATGCCCAAGTCCAGTCGTGGATTAATGCTGCTGATGAGTCTAATCTTGTACATGGTCGTGTACATACACTTGGAACAGTTACTGGAAGAATGACACATTCAAATCCAAACATGGCTCAGGTTCCAAGTACACGGGCACCCTATGGATATCAATGCCGTGAGGTTTGGATCCCCAAAGAAAAAGACCATATTCTTCTAGGGTGTGATGCAAAGTCACTGGAACTTCGCTGTCTTGCTCATTACATGGATGATGAAGATTTTTCAAAAGAGGTAATCGAGGGAGACATCCATACCTTCAATCAGAACAAGGCTGGTTTGGAGACACGAGATCAGGCAAAAACATTCATCTATGCCCTGATCTATGGTGCTGGCCCTGCAAAGATTGGGTCTATCGTTGGCGGATCGGCAAGTGATGGAAGAAAGTTGATTGATAACTTTATGTCATCCCTTCCGAAACTTCAGCGGCTAAAACAGAAGNTTGACCNGATCGTTCAAAAGAAGTATNTTCCCGGCCTTGATGGTCGTCGGATTCCTGTGNAACACCAGCATACGGGATTGAACTATCTTCTTCANGGAGCCGGGGCCATTATTTGTAAACACTGGCTTATTCAGATGTATCAGATTGCATCTAAACAGGAACTCAGAGCAACACCCGTTGCAAACATCCATGATGAAATGCAATGGGAAGTTCATGAGAATGACGTGGATAAACTAACAGGAGCAGCCCATGAAGCTATAAAGAATGTCAGAGAAATTCTCAAGTTTCGTTGCGATCTTGGATGCGATGTCAAGACAGGAAAAAATTGGGCCGAAACCCATTGACACCAAGATC